TTGATCTTCCAACCCCCGGCGAATACATGGCAGCAATGCACATCGGCGGAGACACATTCCGCAACGTTGCAGCCGCAACGAACGACTACATGAAGTCAAAGCAAAGCGCCCTTGAAGCAGCCGCTGGCGACATCGTCACCACCGACACTCCGGGCCTCTTGCCAGTACCAGTCCTCGGCCCAGTCTTCCAAGACCTCAACTTCATCCGTCCAGTTGTTAACGCAATCGGCGCACGCGCAATGCCAAACGGCGGAGCATCAAAGACGTTTATCCGTCCAACGATCACCACGCACACAAGCGTTGCTGCACAATCAAGCGAACTTGCCGCAGCATCCGCGACCACAATGGTCATTGCGTCAAACTCGGTCAGCAAAACAACTTTGGCGGGACAAGTCACCCTTTCAATTCAGGATGTTGACTTTACCGATCCAGCATCTTTGCAGATTATTCTGAACGACTTGCTCGGCGAATACTTGATCGCATCTGACAACGTTGCAGCAGACGCAATCGTTGCAGGAGCAACAGCATCTGGCGCAACATGGACAGTTACAGCAAACGATCCATCATCGTTGATCTCGGCTATTTACACCGCCGCCTACAACATGCTCCTTGACACAAACTTCCTGCCAGATCACATCTTTGTATCGCCGGGAGTATGGCAAGCATTGGGCGCACAGTTGGACGCAGACAAGCGACCAGTATTCCCATACGTTGGAGTATCTGGCTTGATGGGTGTAAACGCAATGGGCGCAGCAAACGTGACCGTGGCAAACACCTTCAACCCATTTGGCTTGAACCTTGTTGCAGACCGCAACTTTGCAGCCGGCACAATGGTTGTAGCACGCGCACAAGCGATCGAGTTCTACGAACAGATTCGCGGCTTGATGTCCGTAGAGTTGCCATCCACTTTGGGTCGTAACTTCTCGTACGCAGGGTACGTATCTACCTTCATCGCAGACGCAACACAAGTCCAAAAAATCGCGTTGGCCTAGTCAGAAGCGGAGCATCCGCTCATGGCTACCTACAGCGTCACCAACAAGTACCTCATAGACGACTTCGCCGTCCTTCAACTTCTCACCCCGACGGAGTTGGAGGTCGGCCAGTCAATCACGGTTGCAGGCGTAGACGCCACATTCAACGGCACATACACCGTTCGCGCTCTTCCGCAATATCTGTTTGAGGGCGTAGACACCGAAGGCGACTTGCTCTATGACGTCAACATCCCAATTGCTAATCAAGTTCTTTACGCAAGAACGGCCGCCGATGTCGAGCGAACCGCAGCGTCTGGAACCCTGACATCGACTCCGACTTGCACATGGATCACGGCCACCGACATTGAAGACTGGTTGGGCATCGGTACGGCCACCGCAGCCGACGCCACATTCCTCACCATTTGCGCCTCTAGTTCTTCGCAGTTCTGTTGGCGTCGACGCATGGAAGCCGGCTATGTCGACTCCCTCACGACCGTCCCGTCGCAGGATGTCAAACTTGGAACGATCATGTACGGAGGAGCTTTGTACCGTCAGCGCGGATCTATGGATTCCTTTGCATCATTCCAGTCGATGGGAACCGCTCCCGTCATGGGCCTCAATGGAATGATCCGTCAATTGCTAGGCATTGATCGTCCGCAGGTGGCGTAGTGCCAGTCCCGACTTACACCGATCTATTCAATGAGGGCTACGACGACCTAGTCGCCAAACTCCAAACCGTTGTCGGGCTCCAAGTTGTAAACGATCCACGCAACATCGTTCCGCCATGCGTCTTCGTCAACATTGATTCCATTGACGGCTACAACTACAACATCGCCAAACTCACCTTCACGCTTCAGATCGTGACGCTGGGCCCCGGCAACCTAGACGCCCAGAAGTCCCTTCTCAATATGCTGGCTCAGGTATACGCGCTCAACATTGGCGTTATCTCAGGCCGCCCTACAAACGTCGACATTGGCGGATCCGTTCTGCCGGCATACGAACTTACTGTCGCAACCGAAGTCCAAACGGCGTAATCCACACCTAGCGCCCAAATCTATGTCAAACTAAAACCACAACTCAAGGAGCAATCATGGCAACCTCAACTATCCTCTCAAATCCAGTCGTTACCGTCGGAACCACGGCGCTCACCGGATGGTGCACAAGCGCCACTTTGACCCGTACCGTGACCGCGCTAAACGACACCGTTTTCGGCGATACAGCAAACACGTTCACGGCTGGCCTCGAAGACAACGAAGTCACGTTAACTCTTTTTCTTTCATACGCAGCCAACGCCACTTACGCGACACTTGCACCATTAGTCGGCACCAAGACAACCGTCATCGTCAAGCCAACTTCGGCCGTCGACTCGGCAACAAACCCCGGCTTTACGTTGACAAACTGCTACCTAGAGTCGTTGCCAGTTATCTCGGCTTCGCTCGGCGAATTGCAGTCCATTGACATTACGTTCATGGGCGGCGTTTACTCAGCCGATACAACGAACCCATAATCACGGCCGTCCTCGGCCCGACACAAGGAGAACCATGAAGATCAAACTCAGCCTCACGCGCGGAGAAGTCAAAGAGCAACTATCCACGAATCTGTTCGTCATTGCCGAATGGGAACGCCTAGAAAATCGCCGAGTGTCAGACGGCCGTGGCATCGGTGCATCCGATCTAGCGTGTTGGGTACACACGTTGCTCGTCATTAAGGGCGAGAAACTTCCAGCAACTTGGCGCGAATGGTTGAAAGAAAACCCAGACGTCGAGATCGCAGCGGAGGACGCAACCGATCCAAACCCTACGGACGCGGCTACCGCCGGCAATTAGCCGAACTGGTAGTCGCGACGGGATGGGCTCCGACGTTCTATGCGGATTCATTTGACGCGCGCGACCTTCAAACAATCATTAGAGTCCTTAATGACCAAAACAAAAAAGGACGCAAATGAGAGACTCAGCCGGCGGCATTGAAGCACGGATAGAAGTGTTCGGCCTTGGTCAAGCGCTCAAGGATCTAAACAAGATCGACAAAGTCCTTCGCCGTGACATCACCAAAGACTACAAACGCGTCACCGCTGGACTCGTCTCGGACATCCAATCCGCAATCCCACTCAACTATCCGCTCTCAGGCTGGCAGCGCCAATGGAATCTCCGTGGCCAATACCAAGTCTTTCCGTGGCCGACAGATCATTCCGTAAAGGCATACATCAACACCAAAGCACCCAAAGAAGTCTTTGGTGGCAAAGTCAACCTTTCGACGTTTGCCGTTAAATGGCTCGGAGCCGCGGCCGCGTTCTTCGACTTTTCTAAAAGTAATCAAATGGGCGCCGCACTAACAGCCAAGTACGGCGACCCGTCGCGAGTAGTGTGGAAACAGTACGAAGCAAACAAGAGCGATCTTGAAGTAGAAATGGCGCGAATCGTTGACCGCGTCGGAGAAGCTTTGAGCCGCGATCTAAGCGCAAGGTAAACCCATGGCCGTCATCCTCCCAATCATCAGCGAATACGATCCCAAGGGCGCCAAAAAAGCGATTGCCCAATTTAAGCAACTAGAAACCTTTGGCGAAAAGGCAAACTTTGCAATCAAAAAGGCAGCACTCCCAGCGGCCGCCGCCGTTGCCGGATTAGGCGTAGCGCTCGTAGGAGCAACTCAAGCCGCCATGGAGGACGCAGCCGAGCAAGCAAACCTTGCGCTCGTAATGCAGAACGTCACGGGAGCAACCGACGCACAAGTCGCTTCTCAAGAGAAGGTCATTGCCGCAATGTCGAGGGCGTCCGGCACGGCAGACAGCGAACTTCGTCCAGCCTTCCAAGCCCTTCTTGTAGGCACTAAGGACATCACTACAGCCAACACCGCTCTAGCGCTCGCTCAGGACATCGCACAGGGCTCTGGCAAGGATCTAGCGACCGTCTCCGATGCACTCGCCAAAGCCTACGGAGGCAACTTCAAAGCCCTAGGCCAACTCTCACCAGAGATCAAAGCCATGATCAAAGACGGCGCCACGCTCGACGACGTGATGAATGTACTTGGCGGAACCTTTGGAGGAGCCACGGCCGCAGCCGCAGAAACCGCCGCAGGCCGCATGAAGATCTTAAAGAACTCGCTTGACGAAACCAAAGAATCCGTCGGCGCCGCACTACTTCCAGCCTTTGAAGCCGTCCTACCAGTCATCCAAAAGTTTGCAGACTGGGCGCAAGCAAACCCCGGAGTCTTCTTGGCCATTGCCGGCACGATCGGCGCTATCGCCGTTTCGATCATGGCCGTTAACTTTGCTATGGCGCTCAACCCGTTCTCGGCTATTGCAGCCGGCATCGCCGTCA